CAATTCACCGATAAGAAAGCGAAAGAAATCATGAAGAAACTGGGATTTAATAAATACTATGAACACATTCCATTTATTAAAGATAAGTTGGGGATCAAACCGCCGGTCATGACTCCGGATTTGGAAGAGCGGTTGTGTAATCTCTTCATGGAAATCCAAGGTCCGTATGCAAAGTTCTGCCCCGATGACCGGGTGAATTTCCTGAATTATTATTATACCGTTTATAAGTTGTGCGAACTTCTTGGCCGACACGAGTTCCTGCCGTTCTTTCCGATGTTGAAAGATCGAGAGAAGCGGATAGAACAAGACCAGATATGGAAACAGATTTGTCTGGAATTTGATTGGGTGTTTATTGCTACGCCGTAGATGCATACACTCATTCCGTTGTTCGTCATCACCATCGCTTATATTTTCACCCACGACTCTGGGCACAAATCCCGCGTATCATGTGAAACACCTGGGCCAAACCAAATACTTGGATAGCAAACGACCTTCTGCGAATTCGTGTTGAAATACGCACCCCACCAACTGAATGTACTATTGGCGATGATATTATGGTCGCATACACTCATTAAAAGCATCTGCTGCCAATCCGCAATTGTATCACGAACGAAATGAAACTCGATATCGCGCCCGTAAGCCGGACTATTTATGTCTGTTGCGATTCGATGCTTTAACGCCGCAACATGTTTCAATACGATGTTTTTATCACATGGCTCGTAAAACACTAGGAAGGTAAATGCCGAGGCGTCCGAAGATGACTCGATAATCTTACACATCGCACGATAATAATATTCAACCGACATTACCGGATGGATATGTAAATTCAATACCGAGTCTCCAATACGAAAGTGCATACTTACCAATGTTCGAGACTTTTTCGATATCCCGGTGTAATCTTTGCTCCACGATTCATTTCCGTACATTTGCTTTATCTCGGTTTGTTGTTGTGATATTTGCATCATTTCGCAAATACGCTCGTATTTATCTGCGAAATATTTCTCGCTTTGAAAATAACCGTGAAGACGAAGAGGTTTCGTATATTTCACCGTATCGGTTGGAACAGGAGTATATTGAAACCCGATTTCATCCCATCGATGCAATCTCTGAAACATTTTATCAGTAACATGATTCGATGGTGTAAGATATTGACCCAATCCGCGAAATATTGTAGTCCAGTGTGTATATCTTGGATGTCCCGGATTTCCCGGCAATCTCTCGTAATTCATAAAAAAAAATGCGTCATTATTTCGAATCGCGGCCGCTATGACCGTAAATACTTGAAACAGTTGGTTACCCAAACCACCCATAATCGTGATCGTAATCATGTATTCGCTATAGTCTATAGAATGTCTTCATTTTTAAGTTCATTATTGTGATATACCCATTAGAATGATGTAATCGTGGTTGCTTCTATCTCTTTCCACGACTTTGGACATATATCGCATTTGTCATGATCTGCAAGACCAGGACCAAACCAGATATTGGGATAGCAAACTATCTTATCTGGATTAGAATTAAAATATGCCCCCCACCAGCTAAATGTACTATTCGCGATAATATTATGGTCACAAACACTCATAAGTAAAAGTTGCTGCCAGTCTGCAATTGTATCATGAACGAGATAAAACTCGATATCGCGATCATAAGCGGGACTGTTTATATCTGTTGCACATCTATGTTTCAATTCGGCGACATTTTTTTCAACAATCGCTTTATTAAATGCTTCATAAAATACAAGGAATGAATACGCTTCAGTTCTAGATGTCGAAGATGTTGATATAACATGCGACATCGCTCGATAATAATATTCAACCGACATTACCGGATGTATATGTAAATTTAATACATAGTCACCGATACGAAAATGGGTGCCGACCAATATACGTTTTTTCGCAGGGCTGCCTAGATAATCACCACTCCATGCATCACTTCCGTATGTTTCTTTTATCTGCGTTTGTTGTTCTGTAAGTTGGATCATTTCACATACATCTTTATATTTATCAACGAAGTATTTCTCATTCTGAAAATGTCCATGCAGACGAAGCGGTTTTGCGTATGTCACAGTATCAGTTGGAATCAGTCTGAATACAAACTCCTGTTCGTTCCATCTCTCGAGAGAATCGAACATCATTTCAGTGGTCTCATTAGACGGTGTTAAATATTTCTGAAGTCCTCGGAATATTGTATTCCAAAATGTATATCTTGTATACCCTGGCTGAGCCCATAATGTTTTATGTTCCATGAAAAAGAACGTATCATTATTACGAAGTGCAGCCGCGATGGCTGTAAATATTTCGAACAGTTGGTTTCCCAACCCACCCATAATCGTTATCGTAATCATTTTGTATATTATCTATGATTTGTGTTTTAAGTTTATTTATTATAGATACCATGAAAATAAGTATAAATATTACTATTATACATTTATTATATCGATTCCATTCCATTCCATTATGCTTCGGCGTTTTTCCGATATTAAAAACGCGATTTACATTAATTTGGATTCACGCACTGACCGCCGCGCGTTATTTGAAACTCAAATCGAAGAGCTTCATACGCGATATCCCAGCGATTTTTCATTTTATCCCGTTTCGAGATTTTCTGCAGTACGACACGAAGATGGTGCGATAGGTTGTTCTAAAAGTCATATCGAGTGTATTCGTATCGCAAAGAATAATGGATGGGACCATGTTCTTATATTCGAAGATGATGCGTATCTTATTCATCCTGAAATACTGGTGCATCAGGTGAATTCATTTCTCTCGCGGTTTCGTGATGATTGGGATGTTGTTTTATTCTCCGGCAACAATTTTCCGCCATTTAAAATAGAAGCGCCTGATTGTTTTCGGGTGGCGAATTGTCAGGTCGCGACATGTTATCTTGTATGTAGTCGTTATTATGATACTCTATTGCGTAATTTCGAAGATGGTGTTTCAAAGCTGGAAGCCAACCCCGAAAATAAACCCGAATTTGCTTGCGATATGTATTGGAAACGCCTTCAACGCGCCGACCATTGGTATCTTATCACACCAATTTGCGTAACACAGCGTCCTGGATATAGCGATATCGAAAAACAAATGGTAGATTATGAAAAATTGATGACCGACCTGGTAAAAAAGAGGCCGCCGCCATCACAACGAAAATAATAATACCGAGTCAATCTATCTAGTCATCCGTTAAATATCTATCAACCACCCACCACCCAAAATCACGGTCGCTCGGATAATGATGACCGGCCATAATTCGAATATTTGCACATTTAGTAGCAATTTCCATAACCGCTTGCGTCTTCGCAGGAAATTTACGCGCAAGTATTTTTGCCAAATAATAAGTCTGCACTGCGTGCCCAGAAGGATACGACGGTGTCGCTGCTGAGTCGGAATGTAATAATGTACCATTCGCTTCGTTGATGATTTCTGGCGCTATTTGTGCAGGACGACCCCGATTATATTTCCATTTCAGCATTTTTGTAATAAACATGACACGCGAACTCGTCATAATCCTGTCCATTTCGATCACCGACATTTCTTCCGGTTTGATTACTGTAGTAAATGCTGCTGCAGGATTCATATCTGTCAATCGAAAAAATGAGATGTCACTCGGCATTCGCTTCATAATATATTCAGATACGACCGTTTGGATTTCGGCGCGACTATCTGGGAATGCTTTACCAACCCCAGGTATCGTCAGATTAAACGACGGATACCACCAGTAATATCGTTTAGGTTGTACGAGAAGAACGATAATGTACGTAATAAGAAACGCGATAAAAAGTCGAAAGCGGTCAGGATCACGTTCTACAATATGATAATGATACAAACTGATTCGTTCGCGCAATTCGGTTACAGCGCCGCTTTCTTTTTTCGGAGGGGGCATACCAATCCATGACCGAAATTCATTTATTTGAGGTAATACAACCATTTCTGTAATATATACTAGTTGTAGCATATATTATAGCAAGCGAGCGGCCGACCCGGTCATTACATATTTACACGCGGAGGGGGGTAGGGAAACCGACGAGGTTGGCACCGATACCGAAGCCAGCACCGGTCCTAGCGCTAACGGCAAGACTGGGAACATAGGTATCCAAAATACTAAAGGTAGCCGCAGCGGTAAGGGCGATAAGCGCAACCTCATCAAAGGAAAGGCTGCGTTTAGGAATAGCGTAGGCGGCAATCGCCACCATGACACCTTCCACCAAATACTTAATGGTTCTCTTGACGAGTTCGCCTAAATCAAAAACACCGGACATTCGAATGATTTATTATAAATAATAATAAGAAATTAATATTTACAAGTGGCATTATATTCAATCGAATGCGGATTAATGCGGATTAATGTGGATTAATGTGGATGAAATGCGTTAAATCACTTAAACAACTATGTCATACTATATTATAAATCTAGTTATTCTATTATGTCGCATCAAGCCCCTTCCGGAGTTGAATTGAAACAGACCAAAAATGGTGATGTAAATCCTAAATATGTTGACTTGTTAGAGGAAGACAAGCCGATTGCAGGGCAGAAATTCGCATGTCTATCCTTCATTTCTCCAGAGTCGATTTTGAAGCAGAAGGACCATTTTTTCTTTGACAAGTTTCTGCATTACTGGGACTATCAAAAGTCGATGGAGAAGTTCGTGCAGTTCCTTAATTTCGTTTCGTTTAAGTACCATGTCAGTTTTGACAAGTTATCGGCCGATTTTCAGGAGTTTGCTAAAGAAGAGAAAGAGACGCTTCAGAAGACGAACATCTACGACGAGTATAAGACTTTCCTAGATAAGCATGAGGATGACTTGGAGACCGAATTCAACGAGAAGCATAACTTCCAGACATCTGTTCGTGGATTGAAGGTTCGCGGTGTATTCGGATCGCAGAAGGAGGCAGAGTTGCGTTGCCAGATGTTGCGCGAGGTGGATCCCAATCACGATGTCTTCGTCGGTCCTGTTGGATTGTGGGTTCCATTTCACCCTGACGCGTACAAGACCG